TACAAAAATCAACAATAGTACAAAAGGAGTACCCACAATGGTGAAAACAGATAAAATAAAAAGATTAGAAGTACTAACTTCTTACACACAAGATTCATTAAAAGATCTAGTCCAAGCAGTAGATAGTTTAAAAACATCCCTAAGGTGTATAAATGTGATCAGTTCAAATGATAAAGTACTAATGGAACAAAGAATAGAAAATATAAACACCCTGTTCAAGATATATTTATCAAACTATAATATATACAAATCAGCGTACGCTGGTATGAGAGTTAAATGGAGTAAAATTAACAAAAAAGAATAAAAAAGAACCTCGTAGCACCCTTATCAACCACCCTAAGATAATTGTATGATAAAAGGATACTACGAGGACAGACACAAAGGAGCATTCGAAAGAGCTGCTGAAAGCAAAGATACAAACGATTTCCAGGACAGCCAACCACTAACTGAACACATGTATCTTGCCAAACTTTCAAAAGAAAAAGATCCATCCAAACCATTTGCACTTTGTCACCAACATGTTACATCTTATTTTGAGATAAATAAAGGCGGTACTACCAATAAGATCAGGAAAAGTGGGGATAAATGGATTTACTACCAAAGAAATGGTCCAGTAGTAACAGCATCATCAGCTGAAAAATTAAAGAAAAAAGTAAAGGAACTCTACAAAAAATGACTACTAAAGAACAAACTGCGTACAGAGCAACACCAAAGTGGATAGCTTTTAGATTGCATGTATTAGAAAAAAGAAACTACAGCTGTTACGTTTGTGGCATCACCAAGAAAAAAGGACAACACATTCATCATTTAAGTACCACTACATATGGTAAAGAGACTCCCAGCGACGTAGTAGTACTGTGTTCCTCCTGTCATCGATTAGTAGAACGTCTCCTCAGAAGAACCAAGAACAAAATAGATATCAACCTATTCTGCAAAAGATTAAAAAAGTTACTTTAAAACCATGTAAATCCATCCTTGCCACCCTAAGATACTTTATATGGGAATATTCTCCAAAGAAAACAAACCTAAAGGATCAAAACCTCAGAACCTACCTAAAGAAAAAAAGAATCTAAAAAATTTAACACCTCAAGAAGTAATGGAAATATTTGATATCAATATCAAGTTAGCTCTATATATATCATTTTATCTAAAATCTGGTAATGCAACACAAGCTTATATTGATATGAAAAAGGTATTGAAAGTAGATGTTTCCCATAAAACAGCAACCTGTATGGGGAGCAGATACTTAAGGAAGATAAGAGAAGTAGAAGGTTTTCTTGACCTAGTAGGTTGGGGATGGAATGAAGCAATAGAAGCTGGAGAAAAGTTATTAGTCAACAACCCCGGTAAGTACATGGATATATGGCTTAAGCTAAATAAAGAAGATACATCACGTCTAGAGGTAGATGGCCCATTACAGATAAATGTTATTGCTGCACCTAAGTCATGACTTTGGACTTTGAAAAGAGTAATAACTCTGCGTTCTATGATTTGTTTTATAATCAGAAGAGGTACTTGGTACTAAAAGGTGGTGCTGGTGCTGGTAAATCACACTTTGTAGCACAAAAGATATTGTACAGATGTTTAACAGAAGGCATCAAACACAAAGTCTTAATATTACGTAAAACAAATAAAGCAGTACACGATAGTTGTTTTGCTTTGGTGAATGATTATTTAAATGAATGGAATATAAAACATACGACTATCAGAAACAATATTAAGTTCAACAAATGTGAACTGATCTTTACTGGGTTAGATGATCCAATGAAGATTAAGAGTATAGAAGGTGTAACAGGTATTTGGATGGAAGAAGCAACAGAGTTTGCTCTCCATGATTTCAGACAGCTTGATTTGAGATTAAGGGGTGAGTTTGGTACTTATAAACAGTTGATACTATCCTTTAATCCAGAAGGTGGTAAACACAGTTGGATTTATAAAATGTTCTATGAAAGAAAGAATGAAAAAGCGTTTACACACAATAGTACGTGGAGAGATAATAAGTTCATAGATAAGGAATATAAAGAGTTAATACTAAGTACTGATGATGAAACATTTATCAGCATTTATGATAAAGGTGAATGGGCAGAACTTAAACACGCCATTATATCAAACTATGTAATAGAGGACTTCAATATCAAAGAAATTTTGGATAGCAGTGATCGGATATATTGTGGGTTGGACTTTGGTTTTAACGATCCTTCTGTTTGCCTTTTAATGGCAGAGAAGGATAGAGATGTTTATATGTGTGCTGAAATATACGTACATAAGAAAGTAAATAAAGAGTTTATTGAGTTAGTTAAGAATGAGATACCGGGTTGGGAAAACGTACCAATGTACGCTGATAGTGCTGAACCAGATAGGATACAAGAGTTTGTGTATGCTGGTATAACGTGTATGAAGAGTAACAAAAGTGTTAAACCAGGTATAGATGAAATGAAATCAAGAAAGATTGTATTGCATCCAAACTGCACACAAGCTTGTGTAGAGATACCATCGTACAAGTATAAAGTAGATAGCCATGGTAACGTATACGACGAACCAGTGAAATATAAAGATCACACGTGTGATGCCGCGCGTTATGGTATTTATACAACAAAGTATAATCAAGTGGAACTGATCTTTTAGGAGTGTTTAATGGCGAATAAATTTAAAGAATGGTTGGATAAACATAAACTGATTACTATTAATATAGGTAAGTTTAAAGATAGTGTTAGTACTATTTCAAATACTAAGATGTTTGATAGTTCTTACAAGTTAGTAAATGGGATAGATGAGGCGTTTGTGGAAGATTCAACAAAGGGTGTTGGGGATCCATATGCATCTCACCCATATGTGAATATAGCTGTTGGTAAGATTGCAACCAATGTAAATAGAGCAGAGTTCAAAGTAATGAGTGCAGATAATCAAGTTACTACTGGACCTATCCATGATCTATTTACAAATGTCAATTCATATATGAGTAGATATCAGTTATGGGAAGCTACAGTATCATGGTTAATGATTAAAGGGGAAGCAATTTGGAGTTTTGAAAATGGATTTACTGGTCTAAGAGCACCAAAAGAAATATACGTGAATGACCCACATTGCTGGAAACATGGTTTGAATAAAGAGAAAACTGAGATTGTGGTATGGGTTTATACAAATCCGGAGACGTCACAAGAAACAAGTTATATGCCAAATGAGATAATACACTTTAAATCTTGGAACCCTTGGAATCAATTTAGAGGTATTAATCCTTTGATTGCGCAGTCAAATCTATTGTTACAAGACAGTATGATAGATGAATCAAATGTAAAACTATTAGATAATAATAGTGCGCCAGCTGGGATATTGAGTTCAGATCAACCATTATCTCCGGTACAGATAGATACAGCAAAAGATAGATGGGAGAAACAACACAAAGGTTCAGCAAACAAAGGTAAGTTATCAGTACTACCATTGGGACTTAAATATCAGGTTATAGGTTTAACACCAGATGAGATGTCCTATTTTGATAGTAAGAAGTGGAATCGTTCTGCTATACTTGCAAAGTACGGGGTACCACCCGTTGTTGCTGGTTACAAAGACGAGAACACACCATTATCAGGTAGTGATACAAATGAACAGCTCACGCAGTTTTGGAATCAGACTCTCATACCGATTATACGATCGTTGGAAGATAAACTGGCTACGGACTTTACAAACAAATGGACTCCAACACTGACTTATAAATTTGATACGGATGACATTCCTGAACTACAAGAGAATGAAGCAGATAGTAGTGAGAGACTTATAAATCTTGTTGGAGTTGGGATATTAACAATAAATGAAGCGAGAGAGAGATTGGACTTGGAACCATTAGCTCAAGATCAAGCAGAACCACTAAATGAAGATGAGGATGTAAAGAATCAACTTTATTTATTCGATAAATGGTCAGTTGATGATAGGGTGCTAGAATGTAAAAAGGTTACTGACGTTACTACAAAGTTTGTAGAAGGTATTAAAAAGAATATACATGATGTACTATTCAAACAAAGAAGTTATTTATTGGAAATGAAATCAAAGAATAATTTAACACTGTTTAATGGGTTAAATGATTATTGGGTGAGTGAGAGAAAGAGTTTAGTACAATCACTATCGGTAGATTTGAGTGAGATAGGGGAATCAGTAATTGAAACACTACCGGATTCTATTGAGAATAAAGAATTTGATATAGACCATGAGTACATTGAACGTAAGGCTGAAAGCCTGGCCTCATTTTTGGATGAGTTAAGAGATACGTACAAGCTGGATAAACAAGAGATTAAAGAGATGTACAATACTATTAAGCACAATATGTTTGAGTTTGTGTATTTAGAAGTTCTAGAGATGGTAAATACATTTCGAATGAAGATATTTGAAATCAATGGATATCTTAGACACGAGTACGTGAAAATGAAAGACTTTGATTTGACAGATGGTGATGTAACTAGTATAGGATGGCCTTTCAGAAATGGGAAATCAGTACCATCAGCTGCATTTACTCTACCAATTAATAAAGGAGATGAGAATGAATAAACTATATTTATTTAAATCAAATCAAGAAATAAGTTTTGATAATGATAATCAGTGTAAAGAGTGGTTCATGGATAACACAACCCCTAAGGGTGAAATGAAACAAGAGGCTTTATTGTACAAAGATTTTAATTTAGGTGTTACTGAAATGACAAACCAAGTGTGTCAAGAGTTTGGGTACAAAGACAGTGACTATTTGACAATAAATATGATAGATGGTAGTTTATCAAGAGATAAGATAGCAGTGCTCCCTTCTGGGTGGCAGCTACAACATTACGTAAATAATCCTGTTATATTGTGGTCACATTCAGATAATATTCCTGCAATAGGACGTATGCACAATACAAGAATGGTAGGTGGAGTAATGATTGGGGAAGCTGAGTTCGTACCAAAAGAGCTAGATGAGTTCGCATTTAATATTGGTGAAAGATTAAGAACCGGGTTTCTATCAAAAGGAAGTGTTGGGTTCATACCAATTAAGATTGATGTACCAAAAGATAGAAAATCAGAAGCGAATTTAGTGATATCAGAACAAGAGTTATATGAATACTCTATAGTCAATGTACCAAACATTAGGTCTAGTGGAGTAGTAGGTAAGAAAGTAAAAAACAGTTTTACAAAAGATGATAATGGAGAAAGTGAAGAACAGACTTTTAATCTATTTGATAAATCAAATGTAAAATCAGATTACATAGATACTTTATTTAAAGGTACTCGGAAGGACAGCGAGTTAGGCCATTTATTTAAAAGTTTAAAATAAACAAATAAAATGAGGACAAATAAAATGATTAAAAGTCAAGAAGAGTTAAACAGTTTTGTATCCGATGTGGAAGCAAAACTAACAGACGTTGAACAGTTAATGGTAACAAATGCAGCCGCTTCAGAAGAGAAAATCCAAGAATACAAACTGGTTGCTGAAAATTTTGAAACACAGATTAAAGAGCTTAAAGAAGCTCAGATGATTAAATACGTAATGAAGTCAGAAGATGAACGAAAACACAACTTTGCCAAGTTCATGTTGGCAATTGCACAAAAAGATTATACTACCATACATAAATTTGGTGGAAAAATCAATGTGGCAAAAGGTATAAATGATGATTGGAAGGAATCAACTTGGACAATAGAAAATAGTGCAACAGATTTAGGAACACCGTTACGTGGTGATTCAAGTACTGGATCTATCCTTATTCCTGAAACATTCGCTTCTGAAGTATTGAGAATTCCGGAAGACGGTTCTGGTATGATGGGTAAAGTTAGATCTATACCTATGAGCACCAGAAAAATCAATTTCCCTAAGACTCTAGCTGGTGTAGAATACACTTGGGTAACAAATGAAGCATCCGCAAAAACAGAAGACAATCCTACTTTCAGTGAAGTTGAACTTGAATGTGAAACAGCAGCTGCATGGGTAGCAATGACAGAGGAATTCCAAGAAGATTCAATGGTTGATATGTCTCAATACCTTGCTGAACTTTTTAGAGAAGCATGGCAGAAAGAGTTTGATAATCAGGTATTAGTAGCTGATACTGCTCCTTTTGTAGGTATCCTTAACAACACTTCAGCAAACGTAGTTACTATGGGCGTTGGAAGTACCGATTTTACCGATGTAACCTTAGACAACATTCTTTCTCTTATTGGTGGACTAGATTCACAAACCAAGAGAAACGGTGCTTCAATGATAATGCATTGTACAATCTTAGATATCCTTAAAGGAATCAAAGATGACAATGGAAATCCGATTTATGCAAGAGCTGAAGGCTCACAACCACAGACTCTATATGGTTATCCAATCATATTTAGTGATGCAATGCCTGATAGCACTTCTGGTGCTGTATCAACAGGTTTTGTTGCATTTGGTAATCCTAAGAACTTACTTCACGGTAATAGAGTAGGAATGGAGTTCAGAATCTTTAATCAGACTTCTGATGCTCTTGTTTACGACAGAAACTTCTTCAGAGTAAGATTACGACAAGGCTTTATTGCTGCTAATCCTGAGGGATTTGCTGTATTGAAGACACCTTCTGCGTAATAGTAGAACGATAATAATGCTCCCCTGTACAGGGGAGCTAATAAACTTAGCCCTGAAATACTGGGCAGGCCTGAAATACTGGCCATAGGAGAAATAAAATGGGAATACAAAGTTTTGCTGAAGGTTTCGCATTTGTGGATTACCACACAGAAACCGCCGCAACAGAAATTGACGAAGAAATTCAAGGAAGAGACGGTCAAAGACTGATTTTGATGGCATTTGACTATCTAACTTTAGGAACTGCTCATGATTTAAGTATCATGCATCCGGGCGCTCTTGCAGGTTGTAGAACAACTGCATCTGCAGATGCTGCAATATCACAAAAGGTTTTAAATGTAACTGACGCACCTACTGACCCAGCTGGAAATGCTGTTGATGCAAGTGACATAATCGCTTATCAAGTAACTGGCGGAACATGGGAATTTAACACTGTTACGTCTCTATCTACAAAAGCTATTACATTAGGGACCAACATCGCAATCGCTGTAGAATCTGGCGCAAAAGTTAGAATCTTTGGAGTAGTTGGCGATGGTGCTGTACAGAAAATACATTGTCTAGCAAACGATGTAACATCTGGAGAAGATGCTATTTATGCAATGTGTCCTTACAAAGGCGATCCGCTTTACGTAAGTTCTGACAATATTACACACGATGGCACTATAAACCGAATGGTTTTCGCGTACATAAACAAATAAACTTGAGCCCTCTTAAATGAGGGCATTTTAAGGAGACGAGAATGGATGAACAAGATAAACAAGTATTAGAGATGTACGGTATTGTGACTAAAGAGGATACCGTCATATATCTTAACTCTTTAACAGAGAAAGAAAAAGTAATGATACTTAAAACGTTCTCGACTCCTTTGAATAAAATGGCAGTAGATGACTGGGAGGAGATAACTGGGAGGATAAATAAATGACAAGAGATTTATTAGATACTATAGTAAAGTATAGTCACACCCTTTCTAAACCTGAATTTGTTAAGACTTTGAATAACTTAACAGAAGAGGATAAAGAATACGTAGTAAAGAATATGACTGCTCCTTTAGATGGGGAATATAATAATATGCAATGGGAGTGTGAATAATGGCAACAGATGATTTAGTAACTTGGGCGGACATACAGGATGATATAGGGGCAAAAGGTGCAGATGAAGCGTTGGTGACAAGATTAATAACTGCAGCGTCTCAGTGGGCAAACGTTTGGACTGGTAGAAAGTTAGCATCAAGAGCATATGCAACCCAGGGTGGGGATACAATGTACGATGGGAATGGAACTAATAGTTTCTACCTCACACAGTATCCTATAACTGCAATAGCAAGTGTCTATGAAGATGATGATAGGACTTTCGCAACCTCATCTTTAATAGCAGCAACAGAGTACATTTACTACCCTGATAGTGGAAAGTTATTATTTGATAGTATGAGAACCAATGTGGGAAATCAGAACTACAGAGTTTATTTTACAGCTGGATTTGTAACAGTACCAGAGGATTTAGCAAATCAGATTACTATATTAGTTGATTGGTGGTACAAATCTTATAATACTCATAGGTTTGGGGTAAAGAGTACCGGAGTAGATGATCAAAGAATAGTTTATGAAATAGGGGTACCGGATCAAGTAAAAGAGGCTTTATTGTACTACAAGAGGATGGTATTGTACTAAAATGGCCAAAACGATAAACCAGGTATTAGGATTAGGTAAAAAATTTTCTGTTTGGAATCAACGATTGCCAATAGCCATAGAAAAAGGTTATCGGCAATCTTCTCTTGGTTTAATAAATAGAGTTAAAGGTGGATATCTTTCTGGCCAGGTTTTAGGTGTTATAACCGGTAATTTGAGGGACTCTATTAAGACTTTGATAAATAAAGGGGCTGGTAAGGTAGTAATGAAAGTTGGTACAGGTGTAGATTATGGTGCGATTTGGTTTCGAAGAGGTAGGGACTTTTTGAATCCAGCGATACAAGATGAGCTACAGAATATAGAAAAGAAGATATTAGATAATATAATGGATGCATACCCTAAAGGAGCTATAAAATAAATGGCAAATATAAAAATAAGTGCAATGACAGCTGCAACTTCTGTTACAGCAACTGATCAGTTAGCAGCAGTAGTAAGTACAGATAGTAAATCAGTAACATTAGAACAGGTACTAATGACAAAATCATTAAGTGATACTCGATGGGATGACATTAGAGTTCCTGTTACTTCTACAAAAAAGGCTGGATCTAATGATCCTCACTTCGCAAAAATAGCAGACGATAGTTCTGGATCACAAGGTGTATTTGCGGAGTTATTTGATAAGACAACCGAGGAAGAATTATACTTCCAAGTTCAAATGCCACATAGCTGGAAAATTGGAACTGATATTGTTGCCCATGTCCACTGGTGTCCTGTAGATACAGACACTGGAACAATTCAATGGGGCCTAGAATATTCAATGGCTGAAATAGATGCAGTAATAGGTGATTCTACATTAGCGTTGTCAACTGCAACAGCAGCTCCTGGAACAGCATATCAACATACGTTGTTAGATATTGTAACAATTGATATGAGCGCAGTTACGTCACTTTCATCAATCATATCATGCCGTGTATACAGAAATGTAGCAGGCGACACATACAATGAAGATGCTGCTTTGTTAGAAATAGATTTTCATTATGAAGTAGATTCTCTGGGAAGCAGTACGGAGTTTGTAAAATAATGGGTGTAATACTAACTGAAACAAAAGATCTCTTGGTTACAGAAACTGGAGATTATATTGTTACTGAACCATCATCTATTCGGGCAAAGATATTATTAGCGGTAATAGCTGCCCTAAATGGTATAACAGTAGCAAATGGATACAATACTGAAATTGCTTATGTCTCTACAAATTTAGATGTTAAAAACGTGAATGATATTGATCAAGATAAGTTGCCGGCTTGTTTTCCAATAGATGATATAGAAGAGAAACAAGCTTTTTCAATTGGGGATGATTATAATATTGAATCTACCTTGAAAGTGTCAGTTAGATCTATAGTTTTCGATAGAAGTGGTGATACATTTGATCAGAGAACTGATTTAATAGAAGATGTAGAAAAAGCGATAGTAAATAGTACTACATTATTTAATGATAGTGGAACAGGGTTACTGTTGGAAGATCCAACCCCTGTTATGATAGAAACGGATAAAGGGTATTTTGGTGAGTACAGTATATTTGATCAAGTATTTGATTGTTTGTACGTGTATCATCACTCTACTATGGAATAAAAATTTCGAATAAGGAGAACAAAATGGCGAATAGAAATGGAAGAGGACCAAATGGCAATGGACCGAGAACTGGAAGAGGACTTGGACCATGTAAACCAAAGCCGAAGCCGAAGCCAAAAAAGAAATAATGGCGCAGGATTAAATAAAAAACACAAGGCCTTGAATGGCCGAGGAGAAACAAAATGGGAATTAAGACCTTTAAAGTGGGTAAATTAACACTTGATTCAGAAGATATTGGTGAATTAAGTAATATGTCAATGAGCATTACCCTTGATGTAGGTGAAACTACTGAGATCGGTGATACTTGGAAGACAAATCTAGCATTGGGTAAATCTTGGACAGTAAGTGGTTCATTATACTACGACCCAGACGATACTGCACAAGCTGCACTTAGAACAGAATTTATGAGTGGAAATGGAGAAATAGATCAGGTAGATGTGTATGAAGATGCAACTAAGTACTTTCAGGGTGCTGGCATAATCACAAGTTTCGCTGTCACAAAAGCTATAAATGCGCCTGACACGTTGGCAATCACCATCGTTGGAAACGGCAGTTTATCTTATAATTAAGTTAGCGTAGTTCCTTAATTAAGGAAAAGGAGATTAAAAAATGGCAATAACAACAGGAAAAGTAGGCTCGCTATATATCATTGACGCATCTACAGCTTTTTCGGGTGAAGCAACAACTGAAACCGGTTCAACAAAGCTTTATACAATAGACGATGGAGATAAAGATATGTGGGACCCAAATACTGCAATAACAATCAATACCGGAGCGTTTGACAGATCCTATATGGACGCTGGCGTAAACTGGTTCGAAGGTAAAGTAACTCTTTTGACAACTGGAGCAACAACTCTAACTGTTACCGGAGCGTATATTACTCTTAAAGAAGTTACAAAAATTTCTAATTGGAGTATGGCTACTACTATTGATGTAGGTGAAACTACTGAGATTGGCGATACTTGGAAGACAAATATGGCACTAGCAAAGAGCGCAACTCTTACTTTATCAAGATATAGATTCGATACAGTGTTTGACCACGTAAGTGACTCAGATATGATATTGATTAAATTGTTTGAAGATGCTGATAGTGGATTCTGGTGTAAATGTCTTAGGACTTCAATCGGATACACAAAAGCAATAAATGCTGTGGACACAGACGCACTAAGTTTTGTAGTATCAAGTCCAATAGCTTATTTCAGTTAAAATAAAGGGAGTATATAAAAAAATGATTATTAAAATTAAGAAAGATATAGATTACGTACCAGATTGGGACAACAATAAAAAAGAAGATAAACCGATTACTTTTAGACTACGGTATTTAACAACAGGTGAATATGATGATACTTTAAAAGTAGTTAAAGGTATGGTAGAACACGACCTTAGATTACTTTTCAAAACAGCAGTTATTTCTATTGAGAATCTCGAGACAGAACTAGGAACAAAGAAGACAAAAATAAAAACTACAGATGAGCTTTTAGAGGTTCCAGGGCTATCTTCTTTGTACTACAATGTGGTTAATAAGATTAAAACAATGAATACCGAAGCATCTTTTTCAGAGGAAGAGCAAGTAAAAAACTAAAGGTCGCCTTTCGTTGGATTACGGCGGGCGACAGGCTTAATTGCTCAGATTGCGATGAAGACTGTAACGAAGATTATCATATAGCAGGGAACATTATCAATATGTGTCCTGAAAAGATGTTAAAAGAAACTGGATATGCTGATTTGATTAATGTTTTTTGGAAGACAAAGAATTTAGGACATTTACCATTTAGTGGTGGATGGGCAGAACAACCAATGTGGGTAGATAGAGTTATGACTATCTGTGGAAATGAGAATATTGAGAGAGAAAGAGAAGAGGCTGAACAAAGAAAAAATGAAAGGAGATAATAGTGGCAATCCGTGATAAAGTCTTCATTGATATACAAACAAATAGTGATAAAGCTGGAAGCAAACTGAAACAATTTGCTGTGCCGGCTGCTGCGGCTGGTGCTGCTCTTAAAATGATGTATGATGCTGGTAAAGAAATGTTTGATTTATTCAAAGTTCAAGAACAAGCAGAAGCAAAACTAAATGCAACATTAAAAGCAACTGCTTTTTCAGCAGGTATGGCAGCAGATGAGCTCACAAATCTTGCATCAGCTCTGCAGAAACAAACCCTTTTTGGTGATGAGGCGATTATAGGTGCTGAGTCATTATTATTAACATTTAAGAAAATAGGAAAAGATATATTCCCACAAGTAACAGAAACAGTATTGGATATGTCTGCTGCTCTTGGACAGGATCTTAAAACATCTGCTATTCAAGTAGGTAAGGCATTAAATGATCCAATAAGGGGTGTTGGGGCACTTAGAAAAGTAGGTGTAGATTTTACAGAAGATCAAGAAGAGTTAATCAGAGTAATGGTTGAGACAAATGATATTGCTGGAGCTCAGGCCGTTATAATGAATGAGTTAGCATCAGAGTTTGGTGGTGTAGCAACGGCTTTAGGTGATACAGCAACTGGTGCACTGGAACAATTTAATAATGCAATGAATGATGGTAAAGAAGTTGGTGGTGAGTTTATTGCACATACAATGAAACCTACCGTTAATTGGCTAACAAAACTGATTGAGTCATCAAATGATGGTAAGAATGCCCTAATGGATTTAGATGTTGCTCTTGGAACAATAGGAGCGGGTGGAGATGCTGGTGATTTAACAAATGAAATGATGACACAACTTGCTGTCGTCAAAAAGTTAGAGGAAAGTGTATTTAGTCGGTTTGGCGCCGGAAAAGATATGCTTGTTCAAGCAAAAGAAAATCTTCAAATACTCGCAAGACAACAAGCAGAATATAATGCTCATGTTACTGCAATTCAAGATGCTGCAGATGTAGAATACGTAAGAAAAAATCTAACGGATGCAATTATATCAAACTATTTAATGATGCCAGGAGTTGCAGAAGAATTAAATCGTGCAGCTGCAGAAGCAGCAAAGTTAGAAAAAGATAGAGTAGATGGTGAAATAGCTTATCTTAGCGTGGCAAAAGAAGCACTTGCTGTACTAGAAGATGAAAAAACAGAACGTGAAAAAATAAATGAACAAATAGCTATATTTGATGCAAATATAGCTGCTGGAACAGGTGGTTATATTAAAGAGATTACTGCGGCCCTTGGTATTCTCCAACAACAACTAGCAGATTTAGATGCAATGGACACGGATCTTCTTTCTGGTTCAAAAGGAGCTGAAAATCCTTACGATATTAAAGAAGAAAGATTAAAAGATTGGATAGAGATTGAAAAAGAAAGTATAAAAGAATACAACGAATGGAAAAAAGAACAGGATGAACTTGAATTAGAAAAGCAGCAAGAAATAGCAG